AAAATCTTGAACAACAACGTATATATTATCTTGCATTATTCCCCTTTCTCAATTATCTTATAAACTCTCTGTCTTGAAAGTTTAAGTAACTTAGCAATCTCTTGTATTGACAATTCATTTCTCATCATATTAATAGTTGCTAATCTTGTTTTTCTAAATGCACTTGTCTGTTTGTTAAGGTAATCCTCCTCATCTAACAATGCTTGTGCTAGTCTTTTCCAGTTTTCCTGCATTACTCTTCCTCATCTTTGCTAAATGCTTTCATCAACATATCAGCAATACTTTTTTTTGTTCTCTGTCTTTGTTCCTCTAACATAACAAGTATTTGTTGTAACTCATTAAGATTTACAATGCTATCAAATGTTTTCTTGGTATGAACAGTTGTTAATTTAATGTGGTATATATCTCCCCATGTCAAATAAATTTCTCCCTCTGCATTAGGTAACATAAACTTAATACCACCACGTTCTTTATTTAATCTTTCTGTTATCCACTCGTTTATGTCTATGTCTTGATTGTTAATAATTCTAAGCAGTCCATTATATCCATAGTCAGTGTCAGATAATTGTGGTTTGCTCATACGTTTGTCCTTTCTTTGCTTGTTCTAATATCTCTTTTGGTGTAAGCAACAACTTATAAAAGTACTCGTTGTTTTCTTTTATAGTTTCTATTTCCCACAAATCCTCACGCATATTAAATATGTGTGCAGATATTCTTGGTATGCGAAAGTCATAGATAAAAGTGTTGCTTGATACCTTTGGCTCACTGCTCTCTCTCGCAGTTGTCAATATCCACTCAACTCTTTCACGTTGTTTTAACTTAGGCACTGGCTTATCTCTAAAGTATTGATAGTCCATTACTGCACCTCGCTTTCTGTTGGCTTGTCATGGTTAGTTTGCTCTCTGCATATAAATATTGCTTTCTCTACTGCTTGTATTTCTGTTTGCAATATGTCATCAATATCTCTTTCACCTAAACCACGTTCTAATTCTTTACACTCATCTAACCATTTGTTTAGTTCTTGTATGGCTAACAATAAAGGTGTATCGCCCATTACAATACACCTCTGTTGTTTAGTCGTTTGCTAATGTTCTTTGCAATACGTTTCGCACCTTGTTTGTTTGGCTCTATCTCGTTGTAATAACAAGTAGTTCCCATGAAGTTGCGTAAGTCAAGAACATCAAACGTTTGTCTAATGTTGTCGTGTCTGTTTTGATAATCGTTAGCTAGTCTGTACAATCTGTCGTTCCACATAGAAACAATGGAGTGTGCAACATTATCAACATCATTAAAACGTTGTGGGTTAAAAGCTAAGTTACCATCATAACAAGTAAGCAATAAGAAGTATCTTCTACTCTTACGTAGTTGATGCAACATAGTTTCGTATGCAAACATAAGTTTGTCTAACTCTGTGTTCATCAATCCCATTGTCATATTGTTGTCATCAGTTACAGTTAGCAAGTTCATCTTAGCTAGTAAGTCGTTACCACCTGCACTAATTACAACAACATCACCAACAACTTTGCTTACGTTGTCAATGCAATCATAGATAGTAAATCCATCTACACTTTGGTCGTTTATTCTTGCCATGTATGTAGGGTTTGCGTGATACTCTGCAAAATATTCTACAGTACCTTTACCTGTTCCTGTGTATGCTTTGCAATCAATAACACTATCACCAATAAAAGTTATATCAGCTTTGTTATTTACTTTTCTTTGATTAAACGTGTATGGTTTTGTAAATGAAGTTTGTACTACTGGCTCTTTGCCGAAGTCAAACTGTTCATCAACAAACCAACTGTTGTCTATATCATCTATTCCTTTTGACATATTATCCTTTCTGTCAATAAGTATTGTAGCATATTGTAAATATATATGTACAAAAAAAACTATCTAGCTTTCGGTAGTTCATAACAGGGCATTGAAAAGAACTCTTACTAACTAGATAGCTTGTAACACACAGTTGTTTTCCAAACATTTCCTTAAGGTTTCTAGTTAACCTATGTGTTACAAGCTACCTACACTATTCATACGTATATATGAAGTAAAGGGCTACAGCGTGTAAGTAGCTAGTAATTTACTTTAACATAACTGTAATTATATGTTGTCTTTTTCTCTAACTTTTTTTTCTTTATATAATCTTACGTAATAGTCTGTCCAACTAGCTAACCAGTTAGCAATAGTTAATGCTCCCACTAGATACACAGGCAACAATAACCAAAAGTATATTTCTAATGTACTCATAATTTCCTTTCTATCTTACACATTACTACACTCTTAATTTTAAGTAAGCAGTTGTTTACATATAATCTTACATCAAGTAATCTTAATTATAAGAAATGAAAGGCAGATATGATTTGCACAATTTGTGGTCAGGTTATCAGGAACGTTGATGACAGGCACAATGCAGAACCAGTAGCAAGTGGTGTGTGTTGTAATTGGTGTAACTATACAAAAGTTATTCCTAAAAGATTAGAACAACATAAGCATTTGATAGATACAATTAATTTGTAAATAGATGTTGCATAAAACTACAAGCTAGTAAGATAGTTATATCAATTAAGAAAGGTTGGTTAGAAATGCCCAAGGGTAAATACATTATAAAAACTACTCAAATACACAGGTATGAAGTAGAAGCTAATAGCGAAGATGAAGCTATAGAAGTTTTTGCTTCAACTGATAATACAAAACTTTTAGGAACAAATGTTTTGGATGATGTAGAAGTGTTGGTTAATAATGAGTAAGCAGGGTCACAGTCAAGAACAGATTGACAGGAAGTTAAAAAGTATTGAAAGTTGGAAAGATACAATTACTAGATACAAAAAGCAAGTCCAAGAAATTAATGACAATATTGCAACGTATCGTTGGAAAGACCACGCACACTACGCACATACACTTAACATAATGGAACGTAGTAGAGAGTTGTTGCGTAACAATATACAGATTGCTGAATATCAAGTAAGGATATTGGAAAGTCAATTAATGGTTGATAAGATTAGGAAACAGAATTACAAGATTAAATCTAAATATGATGTAACAGTTTAATCATCTAACTAACCGAAGGAAAGCCCTTGTTTATTGCAGGGGTTTTTCTTTTTCTCCTTCGTTTGTTTGCATCTCCTTCACACTTTACAAGCAGGTAATCCTTCAATGATGTAAGTTAACTAACTATCCCCAGTATTAAAACAAAAGGGGTACACTACATGTAGTATGCTTACAAAACACACACACAACATATAGTATGTGCTACATAATGCAATAGGTCTATGTCGCAAACGCAGGTAATTATGTGGGCTTTCACATAGGGGGGTTAAATGTGGGGGCGGCTTTATATATGTGTACACCCTCTAAAAATATGCTGTTAAATATGGTACTAAATGTAGTGGTACTATATATAGTGGTGTACCATAATAGCTAGTAAAGTGTTTTTTTTAAGTTAGTGTTAGTCAAGTAAAGTAAACATAGAGAGTACAGCTAACCCTGTGCCACTCCCATCCCAACCGAGTGCTATTCTGTTTAGTAGCTAATAATTCAATGTGGAATAATGGGCTTTGACCCCAGTTACCATGGTCCTGCTAGTCCACTTTATTGATGTTTTTATCAAGAATCCTTTTCTAAAAGCAGGAAGAATCCCCTGATTGTTTGTTCACTGTATCACATAAATTATTTAATTACAAGTTTCACTAACTGACAACTATGTGATATAGTGATATTGGGTTTTATGATTTCTTTATTCATTAGCCCTCCTTTCTGATTGACAGCAACATCCCTCTAGCAATAGAGGGTGAGCTGTATAGACAATACCTAAATACAAAAAAATTTTTTTCGCACAGCTAGTTGTGGGGGGGAACAGCTATACTACACATACCTAAGAAAGTCTTAGGTATTGTGTAGAGATACACAATTAGAAAAAGAATATGCTTAATCATATAAGACTTTGTAGTCAGGTGATTTGTGTAATTCATTTTCTTTCATAACAGTTTGGACACTGTATAGCAAGACTGCACTTCGGTGCAGTTTTGTGTTATAGTGATGCTATGAAAAAAATGTATAAAAAGAAAAAATCAGTAAAAGGTCGTAGGAAAAAGAAAGGTTACTAATGCCTTTCAAAGACTACTCACCTAAACAAAAAAAATTAGCTAGAGTTGCACCACCTTTTAACAAGATAACTGCAGCTGACTTAAAAAAGCTAAGAGATAGTAAGAGAAGAAAAAAACTCTAATGGCTACGTACCAGGGTAAATCTGTATCTTTAAATTCGCCACGTGCAATTAAAAAAGGTGAACCTGGTTATGGTCGTAAAAAATCTGTAGTGTATGTTAAGGATGGCGACAAAGTTAAAAAAGTAATGTTTGGTGACCCTAATATGAAGATAAGAAAAGGTAATGCTGCTGCACGTAAATCGTTTCGTGCTAGACACAAATGTGATACTGCAACAGATAAAACTACACCAAGGTATTGGAGTTGTAAAGCATGGTAAAAGTAAAAGGTGTTGATGTTTCTAGTCTTACTAAAAGACAGCAACAATCAATGAAAAAACATTCTAAGCACCATACAAAAAAACATATACAGTACATGACTAACTCTATGAAAAGAGGTAGTACATTTACTAAAGCACATAAAAATGCACAAAAGAAAGTAGGTAAATAATGGCTAAAAAAGGTCTTTATTACAACATTAATAAAAGGAAAAAAGCAGGTACAAGTAGGTCAAAAAAGAACTCTACAATAAGTGCTAAAGCATATAGAGAAATGCAAAAAGGTTTTCCTAATAGCAAAAAAAATAAAGCAAAACGTAAAAAGAAATAGCTTTGATAGACATACCATGTCCTAAGTGTGGGGTGGTATTAAGACCAAAGGATAATATGAGGTGCAAAAACAAAGAGTGTGATGGATTCAACAAATAAAAAACTTTGTTACGCAGCAGGTTGTCACAGACCATTACCTCCTAGAGCAAAAAAATACTGTAGTAAACGTTGTTACAACAGAATTAATATGCAAAAAAAACGTGCTAGAAAAGCAGGTAAAGAATGGTCACAAGAAGATGATGTACTTGAAATACCTAGCAAAAAAACTAATGTACAGTCACGTAGAGGTCAAGTCTATAACGACATTGTAGAATCAGGTTTAGCTGCAGATATACATACAGAAAAAATTACAATAACAGAAGTAGCAGAAGTATTAGGCACAACACAAGGTGCAGTATCTATGGCGTACTCTGCATACGTAGAAGATTTAAAAACAAAAGCAGAACAAGATGAATGGTCGTTACCACAAGTAGCAGAAAAAACATTAGTAGATTTTGATGATTTTAGACAAAGATATTTTCAAACAGAACAAGGTATAGCATACGAAACACCTGAATTTCATAAACAGTGGATAGAACAAATAATGGACACAATAGAAAATGGTGGACAGCACATGATATTGTCACCACCTAGACATGGCAAAACAGATTTGTTAATACATTTTGCTGTGTGGCTTATTTGTAAAAATCCTAATATACGTATTTTGTGGGTTGGTGGTAACGAAGAAATTGCAAAAAATGCAATAGGTTCTGTACTTGACCAACTAGAAAGTAACGAATTACTTATAGAAGAAATATGTGGACCTGGTGCAAAATTTAAACCTACATCACGTACAGGTAAGTCTTGGTCACAAAATGGTTTTACTGTAGGCACTAGAACAGTTACAGGTATTAAATCACCAACAATGGTTGGTATTGGTCGTGGTGGTAAAATACTTTCTCGTGACTGTGACATAATTATTGCTGATGACATTGAGGACCACAACTCTACTATGCAACCATCATCAAGAGAAAATACAAGAAACTGGTGGACAACAACATTGTCTAGTCGTAAAGAGGAACACACAGCTATGGTGGTTATTGGTTCTAGGCAACATTATGATGATTTATATTCACACCTACTAGATAACGAATCTTGGACTACAACAGTAGAAGAAGCACACGATACAGCTTGTAACTTACCTGATTGGAACGAAGATGAACATGTAGATTGTATGCTTTGGTCAGGTAAACGTACATACAAATGGTTAATGGATAGAAAACGTGCAGCAGAAACTACAGGTGGTAGAGCTATATACGAAATGGTTTATCTAAACGTTGCTATGCCTGATGGACTT